TGGTAGCAGCAATATCAGCATACGCAATGTTATTTTGGGCCTGATTATCCGATGCGAAATCAGCAGCCGCACTACCGTCGCCCCAATCAACTGTGTAGGCGCCTTGAGCACGAATAGCGACGAAGTTAGATTCCGGGTAGATGGCCAGCAGTCCTTGAAACTTCTGTTGCCCATCTTGGACATCGAGTGGTAGCCATTCAGTAGGCCGAACCCACTCGGAAAGCGGGTTCAGTACCGTGCCGCCGCTAATATCAGCAACCTGGACACGAGAAGCAAAAACCAGCGAGTCCTTGTAGTCTGTGTTGTCTGCCTTATAGAGAACGAGGAAACCCCAGTCTCCAATACCGAGGCCGCTGACATTTTCAATGTTCAGCGTGAGGATGCCACCCGACGTAGTGGTCGCAACACCAGACTTGCCTTTGATTGCGCCAAGATCGGGCGGTACGTCGTAGTCAAACCACATGACGGTGATGTCGGTGCCGCTGGCGTATGCGGCGCCAGTGTCGTCGTACAAGGTGAGTTCAACTCCGCGCGCCATTACAGATCACCCCACTTTGAGTGCCCCCGGAACACCGGAGGCGGAAGAATCCTCGGACGCGGATCGTCCGGCGTGTAATGCACGATCCGCAGGCCGTAGTGGCGACGCTCGGCGTACATCACGTGCCCGACCAGCGTCCACGATGCGCGCCACATGAGGTAGCGGCGCCGCGCCGGCACTTTTCGGCCTCGACGCGCGTACAGCATCAGCGCGAAAACCAGACAGTTGCCGCGTGACACCGCTTACCGCTCCTTCCCTCACGTCAACGCACTCACGCAGCAGGCGGACAGTCTCGTCCTGGCGCCGACGCCAATCGTCCGCCGTTTCCGGCTCGGCGCAGGTGAGAAACCGCCCGCCCACATGAGGCGCTTTCGGTCACGCGTCGGGCGCGGTCCAAGTCCACGACCCGCGAGCGATGTCGACACCGGTCTGAATCGTGCCAGTGAACGTCATGCCATCCGAAGGGATCGCCAGTTCGTAGACGCGAACATCAGCCGAGGTCGTGAAGCTCACCCAAGTCGGCGTGCCGTTCACGTGCGAGCCGTTCGATTGCGTGTAGTTCGCGGCGTCGAACGTCAACACGCCAGCCGACGCCGTACCCGGCGTAGCGTCAGCCGTCAGCGTGGCGAGCAAAGTCGGGCCGCTGATGGCAGCAGACGTATCCACAGGCTGCGTGCCGTTGTAGAACTTGATCTTGTGGTTCGCACCCAGCGTGTCGATGAGCGACTGCGCCCAAGCGGTACGAAGGGTGGAATTCGCTTTCTTCGCCATTTCAGGCTCCTTTCAGTCGAACAGAAACGGCGCACTGGCCGCAAGAAAAACTATTGTAGGCGCAACCTTGATCGCGCAGTAGATAAGCGCCGGTTTCATGCCGGCTCCCTAAGCGCAAGGTCGGTTTTGATAGACGCCTCCGTCTTGCGCCACGACCCGAACGAGCTGCCGAGCCAGTACGCGACGATGGCCCCCAGCACGCCGGTGACGACCGCGCCGATGACCATGGCCTTCATGTCAGACGAGAACTGCTCGCCGAACAGGACGGCGGCGACGACCATGTAGACCAGCGGCAGCAGCGCCAGCGTGATCCACATCGCCATGTTCTTGCTGATCGGCGGCTGGGTCAGGTTGCGCTGATGCGCAGCCGCCAGTGCCTCCTGGTCCATTTTGTGGATCTGCTGGAGCAGCGGCAGCATAACTTCCAGCTTGTCGAGCGTCGCGCGCTCGGCTTCGCTTGCCATGTCTGGGTCGGCGCGCACCGCCGCCACGGCTTGAATCGGATCGTCCTTGCCAGTAATGCTCTTGACCACCTCGATGACACCGCCGGCGATCTGGCCGGCAGTCTCGGGGTCGGTGTGCCGCGACAGCTCTTTGGTGATCTTCTGCTGGGCGACCGGGCTGAACACCTCAATTGCTGAGTTTGCAAGTGCGATGAGTCCAGGCAACGCTGCGATGATCGGCGCCGGCATGTGCTTCTCCTTTTGCCCAGCAGGGCTCAGCAGGCCACCATGGGCCTCGTACTCACGTAAGACTTCTGCGTAGGTCTTAGTCGGCTGCCCGTAGGGCGAACCCGGCAGACTGGCCCATTCCAGCGCGCATTTCTTCACTACGGCGGGCAGGTTGCCAGCGATTAGATCGTCGAGTGCCTTGCGCCCGTCGATCAGCGCCACGGCTGCCAAATCCTGCGTCTCGGGAAAGAAGTTGGGGAACCCGTACCGAGCCACCAGCCCATCCCAAGTCTTTGCTAGGAACTGGTAGGCGCCGGCAGCCGACGACGTCAGCGTGCCGCCCTTCTTCAAGCTGTAGGTTTGCTTCTGCCGCGGGTGGTCGGCGAACGAGTCGAACAGCTTGCCGCCGAACATCCGGCGGTAGCCGTCCGGGTCAGCCGTGCCCTCGCAGAACCGGATAACGCGCAGGAACGCCTGGACGTTGCCATCCTGGAGCGCCTGAGTGATCCGACCGAGGCTCACCACTACCCCTTCACTATCACCAGCCCGATCACGGCCATTATCACAACGCCAACGACCGTGACCATCGCGCGCACCACCCACTGGCGCGTCTCGCGCAGTTGCGGCATCTCGGTCTCGATGCTGTCGATGCGCTTGTCAAGCAGGTCCTGGCGGTCGCGCATGGATTGCATGTTCATCGCCGCCGTGTCGTGCTTGACTTCCAGGCGCACCACGCTGGCCATCGCCTGGGACAACTGAGCCATGCCCGTGCGAAGGTCGTCGACTTTGCCGTCGACTCCCTTCACGACGCCGCGTAACTCACCCAACTCGACGCTCAGACGTGTGACGTGATCTTCATTGCTCATGGTCGGACCAGTGCCGCTTGACGGGCTGTTTCTGTGGTTCGGGTCGTGTGCATCGTGCTGCCGGAACGTACTGCGGGCAAACGATGTTTGGCAGGATGCTGAAATCACCAAGGCTCGCGTTCTGCTGCGGCAGGTCAGCCAAGTAGCGGGCGCAGTGTGCTTTCATGCCGCAGTACGTTTGCGGCTCGCAGCGTGGCTCATCCGGGTCCAGATAAACTCTATCTGTGCGAGGGTAAGCCCGCTGCATGGCTAGTCAGGTATCAAGTGCCAGCCTGCACGGTGAAGTTCGTGCTCGCGGCCAGCAGAGTGTACGTGCCTGCGTTGTTGAACGTAACGCTCGACAGCGCCGCGCCGCCGTAGTTCGTGCCGCCAGAACTGGCAGAGTACCCACGCCAGCCGGCAACCGTAGAGCCAGCCGGAATGTTGAAAACGAGGTTGCCCGAAGGAGACTTGACGTTCGACGCGCCAGACCACGTGACGGCCTGCCTCGCGTACGAGCCGCCCGAAATCTCGATGTTGCTGCCGTTGACGAGACCGATGTGCGTAATCAGCGTGGCGCCGTGAGCGGCTAGCGCGTTATGGAACGTTGCATCCATTAGGGAATGCTCCTTTTGCGGTGCGTGTTAGCTGGTGGCGCACCGCCAGCAGAAGGGCGGGCAGCCGAACTTTACCACTAGAGGGCCCATAGCGCCATTACCAGCGGTAATGCAATTAGGGTTTACCCCTATACAAAAAAGAACGAGTTGTCGGTCACAGGCGGGGGGCCCTTGGTGTCCCCCTCGGGCGGTGGGCCGAGCACGCCATACACCGACATGACGGCAGCGACGAGCGGGTCGATCCGCGCGCTGGACTTGGCTTTTTCAAGCTTCTTGTTCTTGGCCGGGTCCATTACGACGACGGCGTTGGCGGCGGCCATGTTCAGCAGCGGGGCGCCGCCGTGCACAATCTGCTCATCGACGAGGGCGTTTTCAAACGTCTCGATGCGTGGGGACATGTCGCGGTAGCCTTGCCCGACCGGACACCAGCGGACTTTGGGGTCGCTGGCGAAGCCAGCCTCTGCCGCGGCTTTCTTGAACAGGTCGATGCGCCAGCGGTCGTAGTGCACGGACTCAATGTTCATGTCCTTGCACTCTACGGCTAGGTGCTCCGCTACCATGTCGTAGCTGATGTTCTTGCCGGGTAGGGCGATCAGGTGGCCTTCTTTCACCCACTGGGTGTACGGGGCGCGGTCCTGCTTGGTTCTTAGGTCCAGCCCTTCGAGCGGAGTGTAACAGTACGCCTTGATGTACACCTTGTTGGTCGAAGGGTCCTGTACGGACAGCACAACGGCTGTCAAGTCCCTACTCTGCGACAGGTCGGCCCCGACATGCACGGGCAAGCCACTCGTGAACAGCGATTCATCAACCGTGCCACTGCAAGCCTGCCACGTTGTCGGAGCCACCAGCAAACTCAGCAGTGACACGCGCTGGTTCATGTACAGGTTGCGGAACCTCGCCTCGAAGGCGGGCAGCCTGCGCGCCTTTTCTGCGGCGTCGGCAAGTTCCTTGCGGCTACGGAACTTGTCGAGCGCGAAGTTGGAAGCAAACCAGTTCCTCGGGTCGAAGATGTCGGCTTCCTTCGGCGTGGCGTACAGGCAGACCACGTTTTCCGGCGTGGGGTTGCGCAGCGCGTCATCGATGAGCGTGCTGAGCAAGTCTGCATCGCTCGCGGCTTGCGTGCTGATGATCAGCGACAGCGGTTCTTCCTGCGCGCCGCCAGAGGTTTCGAGCGCGTCGAACAGCGCGTCCGTGGGCCCGATCACCTGCCCTAGCTCGTCGTGAATGGTCAGCGCAGGGCTCACGCCGTAAGCGGTCGTGGCGTCGGCGCTCAGTGCGCGGTACTCGGTGCCCATGGCGTGGCCACGCACCTTCTTGCTGCTGTCCGTTATCTGCACAAGCCCTTCCAGGTCTTTGCGCATGCGCAGCGACTTCGCAAGGTAGTTGAACACCAGCGCCGCTTGATCGCGGCTACGCGCAGCACTGTAGAGTTGCGTGTTGC